TAGGGTGATTTATGATATTAGATCCGCTTGGATTTCAGCAGATAACCGGGCTTAGCGCGGTTAAATCTCTAATAGTGCCAGCAGGGGCTCAAAGGGCTTTGCTTGTAGTAACCGCTCAGAACGTAAGATTCAGGGACGATGGAACTAATCCTACAGGCACTATAGGTATGAGGTTAGTTGTGGATACGCTGTTCTGGTACACTGGGGATCTCGCGAAAATAAAATTCATAGAGGAGTCGGCATCTGCCGTTCTAAATGTGAGCTATTATGCCTAAGATAAAAATGATTTCTATGAGCGCCGGGCCATCGGGGACATACCTGATCGGCGGTGTGTATAACGTTTCTATTAACGAAGCAAAGGAATTGATTGACGGCGGCTTTGCGATTCCCGTAAAAGAAGTATACGAGACGGGCGTTATGGAGCCACAAGAGCAAGAGACAGTTAAAAAAGTCGAGAGCAAAGGATTGAGAAAGAGGAAAAGTAAATGAAATTGGAGCTAATCACAGCACCAGCCACTGAACCTGTATCCTTGCAGGAAGCTAAAGATCACCTAAGGGTTGAAATCACCGATGATGATACGCTCATTTCGACACTTATCACTGTTGCGCGGAGATATGGGGAGAAAATACAGGGGAGGGCTTATATAACTCAGACTTGGGATTGGTTTGTAGACGAATTTCCCGAGCTCCCTTTTGATGTTCCAATGCCTCCATTGCAATCAATCACGAGCATAAAGTATTACGATGAAGACGATGTGGAATTTACATTCGATTCTGCAAAATATTTTGTGGATACGAAGGGATTTTTGGGAAGGATTACCCTCAATTCAGGGGAATCGTGGCCTAGTACAACTATAAGGCCGATTAACGGCGTAGTTATCAGGTTTCTAGCTGGATATGGGACTGCCTCGACTGATGTTCCCGAAGAGATTCTAACAGCTTTAAAACTTGTCCTTGCGCATTATTACGAGCATAGACAGATAACGGATATAAGAAAGCAAGAGCTTATTCCGCTTTCTGCTCACGATTTGTTACAGGTCGATCGGGTGTTCAGCATATGAGCATGAATATAGGGCTTATGGATAGAAGAATAGAGCTGCAAGAGATTATCGAATCTCAAAATGACTTCGGAGAAACCATCGAAGTCCCTGTTAAGTTATTCGATAGCTGGGCGCAGGTAATAGAAATGAGAGGAACGGAGAGATTTACAAGTCAGCAAACAGTAGCACAAGCAGAGACAAAATTTAAAATAAGATATAGACCTAATCTAAGTGCTAAATCAAGGATTATTTATAACAATGAAGTCTATGATATCACCGGGATACTTGAAATTGGCAGGCAAGAAGGGCTAGAGCTGCACGCCCGCAGTAGGGGAGATTAAATGGCGAGACTACCCAGATGGATGAAGATAGTAGGCACAAGAAAGACAAGTATTGGGCTTGAACATGATATTAAAATAGCCCGGTGGTATATGCCGATTCTTTGTTTAACAGCTACTTATACGGTACTCAAAGGATATGAGATACCGAAATGGAAGTTTCCGTTTCTATATCTGAAAGCGCTTTGGATTTTGCGTGGGGGATTAAATGTCTCTTGAATTAAGTGCAAAATTTGAGGGAGGCAAGGAATTAGTAAATGCTTTAAAGCAATTACCTAAAGCATTGAGGAAATCTGCGCTTAAATCAATGCTGAGAAAAGTAGCTAAACCCGTATTGGCAGATGCGCGCACTAGAGTGCCGGTGAGAACAGGTGGATTGAGAGATAGCCTCGCTATTGGAACAACTTTGACTAAAAGGCAGAGAAGATTCTCTATAAAAACGGGAGATGCTCAAATTTTCCTCGGCGCTGGTAAGGGTGGTGCGCATGCCCATCTGATTGAGTTTGGGACTTCTAAAATGAGCGCGAAACCCTTTTTGAGACCTGCCTGGGATGCCAATAAACATAAAGCGCTTAAAGACGCACAGAAAATCCTCTGGGCTATTTTACAAAAGAAAGCCAAAACGCTAGCGAAGAAGGCGGCCAAGGGGACATTATCTAAAAGATCTATTAAGGGGTTAAGTTAGGAGGTTATCGATATCATAGAGAGCTCGCTAAGAACACATATTTTGGGAGATACGGCAATAAAGAACGAAATAGAGGACAGATTATTCTCTAGATTACCTCAGAAGCCTAAATTGCCGGCTATGACTTATAAGCGCGCATCTGGGACCAGGGTGCATAGCATGGACGGAGCTTCGGGACTGGCAACAGCGAGGATTCAATACGATATATGGGATAAATCATATAGTGTCGTAAAAAACATTGCGGATTTATTGAGAAAAAGGCTAGATGGTTTTAAAGGGGTAGTAGAGACCGACACTATACATGGTGCGTTTTTAGGGCCGGATTGGGATGATTATGAAGGAGATACACTACTGAAATTATATCGCGTCTCGATGGACTTTGAAGTGCATTATGCTGAGGCGACAACATAGGAGGAAATATGAACGCAAGAACATTAGAAATAAAGGGAATCTCAAATAACCAAGACACAATCAAAGCCGGTGGCTTTGAAATCCCGTGGATTGAGGCCGATTCGGGAATTGGGAATCGATTCGATTGCATGGGGAACGAGATAATAGTTATCCGCAATGTTCATAAAACGCAAAAACGCACTGTATCAATTTGTGCTGAGGATAAGTCGTTCAGTATGAAAAAAGAGATAAAAAACTATGTAATACCAGCGGGTAAAAGCGCAATATTTGGGTTTTTGCCAATCTCTATTTCTTCTGAAACTGTGGATTTACCGCATTTTATAAAAATAAAGACAGGGAAGGATATGGAATTAGCTGTAATTAGATTTGTAAATTAAATAGGAGGTAATAAAAATGCCTAGAACCGCTTTAACTGTCAAGAGTACGCTGGGATCATACCCAGGTGTTATAGCTGCGGAGGGAGCCGATGTAACTTGGGAGGCTGCGGACGTATCAAACAAAAATCAATTCAAATTAACAGGAAAGGAATTGGTGTTAGTGAGAAACGATAATGTCGCAGCAAAAACAGTCACGATTACCAGTGTTAATGATACGTTTAAAAGAACTCAGGATATAGCTGCTTATTCTGTAGGTATAGGTGAATATGCGATGTTTGGGCCTTTTGAGATTACGGGATGGCAGCAAACGGATGGGAATCTCTATCTTGAAGGTAGTGATGTACTTATAAAATTTTTAATTGTAAAGCTGCCTTAACAGAAATGGAGCAGATCAAGTATTAGATTGATAATTAAATAAATTAGGAGGTAAAAATAAATGGTTACAAGTGCAATTATTGGGCATGGAACATTGCTTAAGCGTGGTGATGGCGGCGGTCCAGAGGTCTTTACTACGGTTGCCGAAGTTCTGGATATATCCGGCCCTAGTGGGAGCCTGGACACTGTAGATGTCACAAATATGGATAGTCCTGATAAATACAAAGAATATATTGCGGGACTTTTAGATGGCGGTGATGTGAGCTTCGATGTGAATTTTGTAAATGTTGCAAGCCAGACAGACATTCTTACAGATCATCAGAACAGGACTAAGAGGAATTTCGAGATGGTACTCCCACTGTCCGGGAATCCTAAGTGGTCTTTCGCAGGATTTGTAACCTCATTTGATAATTCTGAACCTGTGGAAGGGGCACTTACAACATCGATAACGATAAAGATTACTGGGAAGCCAACTCTGGCATAGTCAGAGAAAGTCCATATTTTAAGGAGATTTTTATATGGGGATACCATATCACAAGATTGAATTTAAAAATCAGACGTATAAGCTGCGCCTAAATTCCAAGGCGATATGGATTTTAGATAAAGAGCATAATTTCCGTTTTTCAAAGATTGATCAAAATAATTTTGAAATTCCTGAGATTATTTTGATTATCTACGTCTCTCTTCTAGATTTCCATGAGGATAAGGCTACTATCGATTTTGCTTCAGAAATACTTGACGAACTTAGAGTAACAAAGGGTGCTGAACTCGTTTCTAAACTTATGATCGATTACTGGCCACAAGCGGAAGAGGGCGAAGCAGAAGTAGAAGTAGAAAAAAAAACAGAAGAGTTCGGGAGCCCACCTGGGACGAGCTATTAGAGATTGCTTTTGAGATAGGTATAAAACCAAATGAATTCTGGGAACTCAGCTTACGGGAGCTGGATTTGCTCGTTAAAGCGAATCAGAAACAAAAGGAATATGAGATTCAAACACTCATGTGGCAGGCATGGCACATTGCGGTATTTACAAGAGCTAAGAAATTGCCCTCCCTTAAAAAAGTACTAAAAGATTTAAAACGAACTCCTAAGAAGTCCAAGACACCCGAGGAGTTATACCAGATAATGAAAGCAATTACTCTCGGGTTAGGCGGGGAAGTGAAAGAAGAAAACCTCAAAGAATCTAAAAATAAGGAGAGATTACAATAGCAGAAAGTATAGGCGCCCTTAGAATTGAACTCGAAGCATCAATTGCAAAGTTCAATAGCGATATGAAGAAGGCTAGAAATTCTGTCGGTAAAACCCAGAAGAGTTTCAAAAACCTTAGCAGTGGAGTTAAATCGGCTACGCCTTCTTTAAAAGCTTTTACTGTTGCCATGGCCGCGGTTGGAGCCGCAATCACGGCAGTTGTGATTGCTTCTAAGGCTTCATTAGATGCCTCGCGAAAGTTTGAAAGTTCCTTTACTGGTATCCGTAAAACCGTTACAGGAACGGAAGAACAATTCAGAGCTTTAGCCGATGGGATGAAGCAGTTATCTACAGAAATTCCCATTAATGTAAATGAGCTAAATAGTATCGGTGAAGCGGCTGGTCAGTTAGGGATTGCTACAGAGGATATATTAGAGTTTACAGAAACAATGGCGAAGTTAGGTGTTACCACTAACTTATCGGCGAATGAAGCGGCAACATCACTAGCTAGGTTTGCCAATATAACTGGACTATCGTCAGATAAATTTGAGAACTTAGGCTCTGCTATCGTTGAGCTTGGTAATAATTTAGCAACGACAGAGAGAGAGATTGTTGATCTAGGCTTGCGTATAGCAGGTGTTGGTACAGTTGTAGGATTAACAGAAGATCAAATATTGGGAATTGCCGGTGCTATATCCTCTCTAGGCATAGAATCGGAAGCCGGCGGTACGGCTATTTCCAAAGTATTTATTGAAATGCAGAAAGCGGTTGAAACAGGAGGGGAAAAACTAGAGAATTTCGCAAAGGTTTCAGGCGTTGCTATAGAAGAATTTGCGAGGGTATTTAGAGAGGATGCGGCAGAAGGGTTAAAGTTATTTGTCAAAGGTCTTGGCGATGTAAGGGTAAGCGGTCTTAGTACATTACAGGGGATTTCTCTTTTAGGGTTCGAGAATGTACGTACAACCAGAACATTAACCACCTTAGCAAAGGGATATGAAAAACTTAGTGAAGCTCTGGATATTTCCAAAGAGGGCTTTGATGCCGCTACAGCTTTAACTAAAGAAGCTAAACTCAGATTTGCTACCTTAGACTCCCAAGTAATTTTAACTAAAAACAAATTAGAATTATTAAGGATTGAACTAGGAGATAAGCTCGTACCTGCTTTCACTAAGATCGTAACTTTTACCGGGGATTTAGCAGAAGCGGTAAGAAAAGGGCAAGACCCTATTAGTAAATTCTTTACAACTCTTAAGAAGTTTGCAGACGACCCTACAATAGTACAGTTCTGGAAAGATTTAGCCGATGAGATGGAAAGAATACCTGTTGTTGGTAAGAACATAGAAAGGTTGTCTTTTAGTAATATCATAAGTTCAGCAGGGTTACTCGGTGGAGTTCTTGGCAATTTTATAGCTTTTAATGCGGCATTAGAAGGTACTCATGCAGGGTTAGTTAAATTAGGTGTTTTAACAGGTGAGGCAAAAAAACCAGTCCAAATTCTTGACGCTAGTGCTAAAAGATTGGGTTTCTCTATGGAAACTCTAGACGGCACTTTTGTTACATTAATAGGCAATATTCAACAGGTTATAAAAGAAGAAGAAAAAGAGATAGAAGTAATTGGAAACTTAGCAGGTGGAACAAGTGATGCAGAAAAAGCCCTTGAAGTTTACCAAAAACAACAAGAACAATTTTCTAAGTCTTTACAAGACCAGATAAACGCAGTACAGAAACAAATTGATACATTCGGTTT